CGCTCCTTGATATTGCCATTGTTCATGCCATATATTGCCCGCAATAGCTCCATGGGTTTTTAAGCTCTCAAGCTCTGTTGGCGTGTATGCCTCAATCGTGCCGTTGTAAGTGTTGCAAGTTTTCATAATTCATACTCTCCTCTTAATGTGTTTGTGCCGTCTATAACTTGATAACCTGTGGCTGTTGGGTCGTTTTCTCTTAGTGCGTGATATTCCATAAAGCCTAAAGCCTGCTCTAAGTGTTGAAATTGTGCGATTGCCCTATTTATTTCTGTGGTGTTGCGATATACAGTAAACATAATTACCCCCAAAAATGACGGATTGCGCTAAATAATTGATAAAAGGCATAAAAGCCCGCTAATACTACTAAAGCATTTAAAATGGTTTCTTTTAAGTCGGTCATCATTTCCCCTTTAATCTAAAATGCATTCTCTGAGAGTTCTCATCTCATCAGTCCACGATTGCCCGCAAATATAGGACGCCTCGCCGTCATTAAAAACAATTCGGGAATATATGCCAAAATTGTTCCAGCATGATAAGGGCAAATCCATCCGGCGGGATAATTTCTCTTTTGTTTTGCCCCTGCATCCTGAGCCAATTAAGCGCAAAATCTCGCTTTTTTGTTCATCTGTCAATTCTGTTGGAATGTCTTTGGCGTCATGTTTGGCGCACCATATGCGATTATTTAAATTGTCATTCATTTTGTGTTGCCCTCTGTTAAAAAAGAAAATAAAACCCATAAGATATAAAACCCTATCACTATCAGGGTAAACCCTAAGCCCTGCAAAATCAGGCTAAGGGCGTCTCTAAAAAAATAATCTAGTGCGCTCATTTAAAAATCTCCGTTTGCGAGATGTGAAAAACTGTTCCGGTGGTCGGTCTAATTGCTTCTAATCCAGTCTTTTTATCGGTATATCTAATCCAAGTGGTGATTTTTACCCCAGTTTCCCCTTTTTTAACTTTGCGACCAAGGGCGTTCCATGCTGGGAGGGTTAAAACATTTTCGCGCGGTATTATCTCGCTAGATGGTATTCCCTTGGCTATCATCCCTCTATATATCGTGTCATAGTTAAGGGCGCTAGTGTTGCCCCTTGCCCTGCTCAGTGCCTCTAATTGGTATTCTGTTTTCATAATTAAACCCCTAAAAGTGCAACAGCGAACATATAACCCAAAGTTATCCCTAAAACTAAAAATGCCACAAATTCCCAAAAGGTTTTCATGCTTCCTCCGTATTTCTATATTGATAAGTTAACTCATCACACCAGTTCTCTATTTCAGAAAGACCCATTTTATCTACATCGATATCATGTTCTTCCCCATTTTCAGGGTCAGACCACATTGCGTAAATAGTGTCAGAGCCTAAAGTTATGAACAAAGTAAAAGGGTAATCCTCCATCCATAAATAAACATTTCCGCTCATGTTATTTTCATCGGCCACGCCATATCCGCTTATATCCATACCTAATTCAGAGGCTTTAATAATTAAAAGAGCAATTTTACGTGTTGCGTTGCTGCATAAGTTTGATTTGATTTCCATGATTTTCCCCATTACCAAGATTTAAAATTGTCGCAAGTACGCTCAAATACTTCGCAAGCCTGTTCAATTGCTTGATGTTGGCTTAATCCATCATCTAAAAAAGGGGTTAAGTCTAGAATTACCCAAGTGCGGGAATTCTCGCTGTTTATATAATTTGTTTCGTATTGTTTCATTGTCTATTCCTATCTATTTAAAGGGTTTGACTGCTTGTTTACTTCGGTGCTACGGAAATAATCTTATTCTTTTGTCAATAGCAAAAAATTGACCTAGGTCAAGAAAATGACAAATAGTTTTTCACAATGTGAGAAATTTTTAATTCATTCCAAAATTAAAAGGGCGCAAGTTTAACCCTCATGGGATGGTTTAATAACTGCTCTCATATAGAGAGATACTGTATAGATAACCAGTACTGTGCATTTATACAGTTATCCTGATATACTCCTAACCATGTTCCGATTGTTTTCCCGTCATGTTCTTATTTATACCTTATGAGATTACCCAAATTAACTAAAGCTCAGATAAGCGAAGCACTGGAGCAGATGCCCATGCACCAAATATTAAACGTGGATAAAAACTCGATGACGTCTAAGCAGTTTGCATTTTGTGAGCATTTAGCAAGGGGAGACACTAAAGCGGGCGCATATAGAAAAGCGTATAACAGCAAGGGCAAAAGTAAGACTATGGCAAACAATGGGCATAAGCTGGCAAGTCGTGGGGATATCCAAGCGATAACAGAGGCTATTAAGCTGGCTATTGAGTGGGAGAAACAGTATACAGCAGGACAAATAAGGTCATTAGTAGCTCATAGGCTCACTGTGGAGGCTTTATCAGAGGATAGTAACCCTTCTGTGAGGGTAAACGCTCTTAAAGCACTGGGAACGGTGGCGGGAGTGGATAGCTTTATTCACCGGTCTGAGACTAAGGTCGTTAAAGATAGTGATAAGGCTAAGGATGAGCTCTTATCCATGCTTAAACAGGCCCTAAACGATAACGCTCGCACCATTGACCAATCAGATAGCGACATTGACGCACTGATGAGAGAGATTGAGGGGGGCTTGGCGAATGCGGGAGGCGAGATTAGCGACCCCCACACACCCCTTTTAGCAGAAGGGACTCCGGAGTCTATACTACATACTATTCCCAACACTCAATCACCATCCAAAAGTAAGGGTACCCCCTCTTCAATTTCCAAGGACGATAATGATGAGTCTAAATAGAAACACCCCCCGTCGTTGTTTTTTTACAACATAGGGTGGGGGTATATTTTGAGAAATTTAAAGGATGTGAAGTACGAATTGGATTGGGCGATTGATAGATTAGAGCAGTACGCCCGCCAAGTAGAGTTTTTAAGCCACGAGCATAGTTGTTTAATTAAAGAGCAGCAGGACCATGAAAGAGTAGCCGCAGTACAAACCCATAAACTGATAGAGAGGATTAAAAATGATAAGAACATACATAAATGAAGAAGATGGATTGGTATGCATTAAATGTGCCAAACAGTTTATAGACCCAGTAGATGATGTGAAGATTATGAATCTAATATCAGAAATGCCGGAATCCCCTAATAACGAAGAACTCTACGAATTTGCCCGTAAAGTAATCGAGGTAGCCCAACATGATTGAAGCCATAGTAAAGCCACAGCCCCTAGATAATGATGTTGCCGTAGTCAAGATACTACAGCTTATGGGGCAACTCTCTGTAGGAGATATTAAGTATCTTCTCTCTGTAGCGTCTCAAATCTATGATGCCATCAACACGCCCGCACAACATTGGGTATTGGGTGAGCCTGCTGACAGTCATTGGGAATCCCATCTGTGACAGAGAAACAACAGTATATCTATACGATTATTGATTCTTGGTGGAACCGTTATGGGTTTGCGCCCTCGATTCAAAATATCATGGATATTACGGGGGATAAGTCTAAAGGTAATATTCATCGGATTATTATCCGTCTGTGTGAATTGGGACACTGTAAGCGTCTACCCAATACGGCAAGGTCTGTACGACCGTCCTATATTAAAATGAAGCGCCTTAAATGAATTTAACGGAAATTGTTAAAAATCTAGACCCAGCGCAGCAAGCTGCCTTTATGGAGGCGGCGGAAGTCTATCTTAGCTCCAAGAAGCGGGAAAAAGCCCATACAGACTTTATGACCTTTGTCCATGAAATGTGGCCCGGGTTTATTAATGGCGCCCATCATAAGGTGATGGCTAAGAAATTTGAGGAGATAGCAAGTGGAAAGATTAAACGCCTTATCATCAATATGCCGCCACGCCACACAAAATCCGAGTTTGCTAGTTATATGCTTCCTGCTTGGTTTCTTGGCAAATATCCCAATAAAAAGATTATTCAATGTTCTAACACGGCTGAATTAGCTGTTGGCTTTGGACGAAAGGTCCGTAACTTAGTAGGAAGTGAACAATATGCCAAAATTTTTCCAGATGTCAGTCTTAGGTCTGATTCTAAGGCTGCTGGTCGTTGGAGTACAAATAGTAATGGTGAATATTTTGCTATTGGTGTTGGAGGCACTGTCACGGGTAAAGGAGCGGATTTGCTCATTATTGACGACCCTCACTCGGAGCAAGAAGCCGCAATAGCGTCCACTAACCCTGAAGTCTACGATAAGGTCTATGAGTGGTACTCCTCTGGTCCACGTCAGCGTCTCCAGCCGGGTGGGTCCATTATTGTGGTGATGACTCGCTGGGCTAAGAAAGACTTAACGGGTAGAATTATTAAATCCTCTGTAGAAAAAGATGGGGATGTCTGGGAGACTATCGACTTTCCAGCAATCCTACCTTCTGGGCGAGCACTTTGGCCTGAGTTTTGGGATATCAAAGAGTTGGAGGTTCTAAAAGAAGAACTGCCAATTTCCAAGTGGCAAGCACAGTACCAACAGCAGCCAACTTCAGAAGAAGGCGCATTAGTCAAAAGAGAATGGTGGCGTATTTGGGAGCAAGACTACCCGCCACGGTGCGAATTTGTTATCCAGTCTTGGGATACTGCGTTTACTAAGAACGAGCGTTCAGACTATTCAGCCTGCACTACATGGGGTGTTTTTTATAAAGATGAGAACGAGAATGACCCTAACATTATCTTGCTAGACGCTTATAAGGCACGACTAGAGTTCCCAGAGTTAAAGGAAAAAGCCTTTGATATGTACAGGGAATTTGCGCCAGATGCGTTTATCGTGGAAGGAAAGGCGTCAGGACTGCCGTTAATCGGCGAATTAAGAAGAATGGGTATTCCTGTATCCGAGTTTACCCCAACCCGTGGAAATGATAAAATCGCGAGATTGAACTCGGTAACAGATTTATTTGCGTCTGGCAAAGTATGGGCGCCAGAAAAAAGATGGGCAGAAGAAGTAATTGAAGAGATGGCTTCCTTCCCTAATTCGGACCACGATGACTTAGTAGACTCCTCTACACAAGCATTAATTCGATTTAGGCAGGGTGGTTTCATTCGATTGCCCAGTGATGAACCAGAAGAACCGCAGTATTTTAAATCCAAGCGTAATGCTGGATACTACTAATAGGAAATAATATGGCAATTGATAAAGCTCTCTACCAAGCACCCGAAGGCATTGATGCTTTGGCAGCCAAAGAACAACCACTAGAGATTGAGGTGGTAAATCCAGATGAAATGACCATTGGAATGGATGGATTAGAGATTACTTTAACGCCAGACACTGAAAAAAGCGATGATTTCTATGCTAACTTGGCAGAAGAAATTGATGACCGCGCCCTTTCAAGCATGGCAAGCGAGCTTTTAGAGGGTTTTGAGGGCGATATAGCCTCTAGAAAAGACTGGATTCAGACTTATGTAGACGGTTTAGAGCTATTAGGACTAAAGATTGAGGAAAGAAGCGAACCATGGGAAGGTGCTTGCGGTGTTTATCACCCATTACTGTCCGAAGCATTGGTGAAATTCCAAGCAGAAACCATGATGTCTATCTTCCCAGCGTCTGGTCCAGTCAAAACACACGTCATTGGCAAGGAAACACCTGACAAAAAAGCTGCGGCGGAACGGGTTCAGGATGATATGAACTACGAACTGACCGAAGTCATGCAAGAATACCGTCCAGAAACCGAAAGAATGTTGTGGGGATTGGGTTTAGCGGGTAATGCGTTCAAAAAAGTCTATGAAGATGCACAATTAGGACGTCAAGTCTCTATGTACGTCCCAGCAGAAGACATGGTTGTGCCGTATGGCGCCTCTAGTCTAGAGTCTGCTGACCGTGTAACCCATGTGATGCGCAAAACAGAAAATGAAATGCGGGCATTACAGGTTTCAGGGTTCTATCGTGACATAGATTTGGGCGAGCCAGTCAATGTACTGGATGAAGTAGAGAAAAAGATTGCAGAAAAGCTAGGATTTAGAGCCAGCACAGATGACCGTTTCAAAGTTTTAGAGATGCACGTCAACCTAGACCTAGAAGGTTACGAACATACCGACAAAGAAGGGAATGCCACTGGAATCGCCCTACCTTATATCGTCACTATTGAAAAAGGCAGCAACACCGTCTTATCAATTCGCAGAAATTGGGAGCCAGATGATGAAAAACATCAAAAACTGCAACATTTCGTACACTATGGGTATATTCCCGGTTTTGGTTTTTACTGTTTTGGTCTTATCCATCTTATCGGTGCTTATGCTAAATCTGGTACTTCCCTTATCCGCCAACTTGTTGACGCAGGCTCCCTCGCAAATCTGCCGGGTGGCTTTAAGACCCGTGGCTTGCGTGTTAAAGGAGACGACACACCGATAGCACCGGGCGAATTCCGTGATGTGGACGTCCCATCTGGAGTGATGCGTGACAACATCATGCCACTCCCATACAAAGAGCCAAGCCAAGTATTAATGGCATTGTTAAATCAAATCGTAGAAGAGGGGCGCCGTTTTGCAAATACAGCAGACCTTCAAATCTCAGATATGTCTGCAGCCGCACCTGTCGGAACTACATTGGCTATCTTGGAGCGCACACTTAAAGTAATGTCCGCAGTACAAGCTCGTATCCACTACAGCTTAAAACAAGAACTTAAGTTACTTAAAAAGATTATTGCCGACAACGCACCCGAAGAGTACGACTATGAGCCAGAAGAGGGCAGCCGTAAAGCCCGCAAGTCTGACTATCATAACGTAGACGTTATTCCAGTCTCAGACCCGAACGCCTCTACTATGGCGCAAAAGATTGTGCAGTATCAAGCGGTTATGCAGTTAGCTGCCCAGTCTCCAAACCTCTTTAATATGCCGCTTTTATACCGTCAGATGCTGGATGTATTCAGCATTAAGAACGCCCATAAGCTCATTCCGTTGCCTGAGGATATGAGACCAAAAGACCCTGTAACGGAAAATCAAGATATTTTGATGATGAAGCCCGCCAAGGCTTTCCAGTATCAAGACCACACCGCCCATATCACGGTGCATATGTCAGCCATGAAAGACCCTAAAATCATTCAGTTACTACAAGGTAACCCTATGGCACAAGCCTTACAGTCTGCAATGATGGCGCACATTAATGAACATCTTGGGTTCCAGTATCGTGTTGAGATTGAAAAACAACTGGGTATGTCTTTGCCAGCCCAACAAGACGAGTCTGGTGAAGATATCCATATGGACCCAGAAGTTGAAGCCCGCCTTGCACCTATGTTGGCACAAGCTTCCCAACGATTGCTCCAACAAAATCAAGCACAGGCTGCACAGCAACAAGCCCAGCAGCAAGCCCAAGACCCGTTGGTTCAAATGCAACAACAAGAGTTGCAAATCAAACAGGCAGAGCAACAACGCAAAGCCCAAAAAGACCAGACAGATGCCAATCTCAAGATGGAACAGATTAAGGTCGAGCGCGCCCGTATAGCTGCACAAACAGCCATGGAAGCAGCCAAGTCACAGTCCCAAAAAGAATCTGCTGAAACAATTGAGAAAATGAAGATGGGTATTGATATGGTCAAACATATCTCTGAAAAAGGCAAAGCACATGAGTTACAGAACAAACAACTGTTAACTAATGTTGCACTGCAAAAAGATAGGCAAAACCATGAAGCAATGATTCAAGAGAAGGAACCAAATCAGAAAGGTGAATGATGGACGTATTTGAGGTTTTAGTCACAGAACTAGACAGCAAAGCATTACAACTTAAAGAATGGATGGCAGCAGGAAACGCACAGTCGTATGACAGCTATCAAAAAATTTGCGGAGAGATTCAAGGTCTTCTCTTTGCAAAGCAGTACGCCTTAGACCTTAAACACAGAATGGAACATTCCGACGATGAATGAGTTAAACCTTTCGCAAGCAGTAGATTTATCAGCAGTACTCGACAAGAGTCAAGAAGAAAAAGCCAGTCAACTACCAAAACCCCAAGGATATCGCATACTATGCGCCATTCCTGAGGCGGAAAAGGAATATGACAGCGGTATAGCCAAAGCAGACGTCACGCTTAAAAATGACGAAATTCTCACAACAGTCCTATTTGTAGTATCTCTAGGACCTGATTGTTACGCAGATAAAGAGCGTTTTCCCACCGGACCTTGGTGCAAGCAAGGGGATTTTATCCTTGTACGCCCCAACGCTGGAACGCGCCTAGTAATCCACGGCAGAGAATTCAGGCTCGTAAATGATGATAGCGTCGAGGCAATAGTGGATGACCCACGCGGTATTTCCCGCAAATTTATTTAAGGAGCCGACAATGGCTGAATTACAGCAAGAAAAATATCAGTTCCCTGATGAGATAGAGGCTACAAAAGCCAAC